CTTCATCTAACAAATTAATTGTTTGGAATATAAATGGGTTTAGCGGTGCTTGCGGCATTGGTGAGATAGCATCTGGACGACTTACGTTGACGATGCCACCAACACGATTATCAAGTAACTCTCGTGCATTTGTAAGGCCGCCTTTTTGCACCATATAACGTGGATTATTTGTTAACACGGCGTGATCTAAAATAGACCTAGTCAATACGGTCCTAGCGTTTTGTGTAGGTATTACACGTTCAGCGTAATTGACACCATAGAATGCGTGAGGAACCGGAAGCGGAACAAATGCCAAGAATGGTAGTCGAGAGACTTTTTCCTTCTCTAAGAGGACGTTGCCTGCCTTTATTACTCGACAAAGTTCAGCAACTCCCGACCCCTCGACATCTAATTCAATATAGGCTTCTGTTACTAAAACTGATCTAATTTGATCTTGATAATTAGTATCTTTTGATCCTCTGTAATTACCAGTTGCATCAAACCTTGTGGTTATTTCAGTATCAGTCGATATATCAACATCGTTATGCTCACCTATTTGACTAATTAATTCCTCGTCATAACCTTCGTTACGCAAGTCTGTAATTGTTTTACTAGTTCTGTGCGCGACAAAGTTAACGTCTTCTAATGATTTTGCTTGCGCTTCTATAAGAAATTCTTCGGGCGCAACATTCTCAATACAAACCTTAGACGTATCGTGAATGATCTCAATACTGCCAGAGACAAGTCCAAGCTCATCTGTAGTGCTGTCGACAAGCTCTACATTGTCTTGTGCTAATAGTAGATCGAGCTCGTCAGATGTTATTGACTCAAACTCTTCATACTCAGATTCTGTCATCGAGTCCCAAAACACTTTCGCAATACCAGCTCGTGCTATCAAGCCATCATGGATAGCCTGGGACATAACTTTGTAAATATCGTTTTGTCTATGGACTACGTAATCTGTGTACTCAGTACATATTTTTGCTTTTGGCACATCGTCTTCATTTTGTGGTGCAAACCGTACTGTTTTATTACCAGCAGAAAAAGTCTCGAGTAGGGCGGCTTGCATAGATTGGACAGCGTTGTATACATCTAGCGATACATATTTGGAGTTGCCATCATGGTGTGGAGCTGGCTTAGTACCGTTGTAATACTCCATGACTTTTGCTCTTTCTGTGGACAGCTCACTATCCGCAAATCCTACAGATAAGCCAACTTGATTATCTATGAGTGCAACAATTTCTTTGTCAGACAATTTTTCATATTGTTTAACCATACTTATACCATCTCAATGTAAAAGTTTTCTGTGCTTTCTATCGGCTCCCACGCACCTTCATGTACATAATTAGCGAGGGCCAAAGACATCACACAGTCATCAAAGCAATTATTTTCCGCCTGCATTGCTCCAGATTCAGTGACAATGTAAGACATCATTTCTCTGATTGTTGTTTTATCGTTAAGCTCAATCTCGTCATCGCGTATCGCGGCTCTTAATTGATCTATAACAAGGGGTTTTGTTTTTGCAGTGGTAGAGAATCCAAGTTTAACGGTTTCTCTATCAGTAACCTTATCGTGTTGTATTTCGGTATGAAAATGTGGGTATCCCATATCCTTACCCAAGCGAGTACACGTTAAAATGCCGTGACTATTATTTTCTACACAAATAAAAGCAAAATTAAAAAACTCTCCTAGGTGGTACAAAATTTTTGCAAAGTAATCTGGATGAACATGGCCGCGCCACATACCGACTTGTCTTTTTTTACTATCTAATACTTGTGCGACACTGTAGTCACCAGATCGTATTCCCATAGCAACGTCGGCTCCGATCACATAACTTTCGCCTGGATCATGTGGACGCCAAAGCAATAATTCACCACGATGATGGTTGTTCCATTCAGTTTCTTCTAAGGCAAGTCTTTGTTCTAGATCGCGTGTGTTCTTGTTATTTTTTGTTAGTTTTTCTAAGTCAAATACAGGACGACCAGAGGTTAACCAAGCTATTTCTGGTGTAGAAGGGTACTCCTGGTTCCATAAATCAATACTATTTTGTGCGATCTTAACTCGCCTAAACATAAGTTGTTCATCGTCAAGACCAAACTCATCTTTTAAATTCAATTCTTCTGGTGTGTGTTCAAAATTTTCCGGTACTTCTTGACGGTACGTAGGGTCCACAAACCAAGGGATGAAAACAGGAACATAGCCGTTAGTGCCATTACAAGCGCCATTCCAAAGGTCATAGAAAGTATTTGAGACACCATTAGCAGTGCTTTCGACAAAGATAGCTGTGCCTCTCGAATTAGGGACTGCCTGTGTAAGTCCATTCCAGTTATCTGTTGCTGTGGATTTTTGCCAGAAAGCCATTTCGGAGCAATGGACGTGAGATAAAGTCTCTCCACGCCCAATTGAGTCTGAACCTGCTGTACTAACAACGAAAGACGAGTCAAGTATGTCAAAGCTTATCTCCTTACGTGAACTATATTTTGTGTGTGGTTTTAAAATATCTGGGCAATGCTCGTGATATCTTTTTGTCATGTCAAACAACGCTCTTGTGCTGTCTGCATGATGCGTTATAACCATTGCTTTACACGCTTTACGTTGACTGACCGAATGATACAAATAACCACCGACATAGGTGCTTAAACCTTGTTGTCGTGCTTTTAAAATAATAATTCTTATTTTGCCTTCAGCGGCTAATTGTTTTTTTACAGCGTTATGTAAAATTTGTTGTGCAGGATTTAATGCTAAAGGTTTGATCTCACCCTCTTTTGTTCTTATTTTGAGGGCCGCTTTTGCGTAAAACGGAAAATCAGTGAGTAGTCTCCTCCTTACTTGCTTCAATTTCGAGTCCATTGCTCTCCTCCAATAAAGACGTCAAAAAGTCTTCAGCTCTACTTATAGAAACATCAGATTTTGTAGCAGGCTTTGACCGTGTGAAATCTAATATTAATCTAGCGGCTTGTAACCTTTCGCGGTTGCCACCATCTGTTCTCATTATCTCGACAGCAGTGCCTAACGCCTCTTTTTCGTATTCGGTCTCTAATTTATCGCTCATAAGTTCTACAACCTTTTGTGAATCAAGTTTCGCTTGTGCTCGTGCTGGTTTAATAGTTTCTTTGTTATAACCATCTGGAACACCACGCGGCCTGCCTCCTTTCTTGCCGTTTTCTCGCCCCCACTTAGCTAACTGCTCTTTTGTTACGTGATTGAAGTGGTTGCTTGCTAGATTTACCCTTAATGGGTTTTTTTCTTTCGGCGGTGATTTTTTTCGTGCCATTGTTCATTTCCGTTTTTATTAAAGACGTCACAATATTCTTAGTGTTGGCGACAGCACTACTAAACATATCTAACGGCATATCTTTTAGTAGGTCTTCTAATACTAATTTCTTCTGTTCATCACTTAACAAATTTGTGTTTTTTATAAGTTCTATAGTTGGAATAAAATCAACAATATCCTTTGTTCTTACTTTGACTGTCATAAGCTCTCCTATGCGCTTAATGCGCCTCTCTGCATATTTAATGCACCTTCTTCATCATCTTCACCTGGACCACGTAATGCGACACCAGCTCCTGCCATCAAGATTGCTAGAATGGTTGCTAGTGGATTTGTATAAATATTGATAGGCGAGGATGCTCTATTAAAGTGTCCCTGCATAAACTTAAAGGTTTCTGGATACTTAGTTTTAAATCTTTGCGGAAATCTCAAATAATTCATTACTGGATCGACAGCTAATTCCGCATCACTTTTAATGTACTGCTCAAAGTTAACACGATTAGAAAATGGTAGTGTATCTAATCTATTTGCCATCGGGCCACGGACTTCGACTTCAGTTTGCATTTTGTCAATTTCTTTTGCTACTTTTGAGTTGTAAGCGAATTCGCGTCTAACCTTTTCACGTAAGCTGTTTTTAATAATCGTTCCATACTTATCTTGCGCGGCTAGTCTATGCATTCCGACAGCTCTGTATGAGCCAGCACCAGCTTCTTCTCCAAAGGCTCTACCTTCAAGAGCGTGAGAAATCTCGTGTATTAATGTTTTTTCTTGAGCAAAATATCGTGCCGCTTCATTAGGTAATGATTTGTCTTGACTACGATCTTTTATAGCAATCAATCCAGTGCCATCGCTGTATTCCATATACAAACCAGTTGCAGTGGCAGGTGCATCAAATTGCTCAAGTGAATCATAAACACCAATTGTAATATCTAATGCATCAGCAAGTTCCATAGCACTAGGAACCTTTAATCCAGTCCCAAGAGTAGTGGCAGGTTTTCCAATGACCATAGCAGTAAGTTCTTTGGCTTTTGGTAAAGCCTTACTTACTTGGTTAAGAGTTGGTTGTTTAAATAAAAACGGAAGTTGTTTTGGCTGTGTAAGTACAGGCTCTATTGAGAAGTTTGATTC